AATGTGTCGTCAGTGTGTCCTATTGTTGTGCCATTGATAATAACATTATCAACAGTCAGAGTTGTTAATGTACCTAAAGAAGTAATGTTGGACTGCGCTGCTCCTGTTACTGTGGCAGCAGTTCCTGAAACATTACCTGTTACATCACCTGTTAATGGCCCTGCAAAAGCATCTGCAGTTACAGTTCCATCAAAGAAAGCATCTTTGAATTCATTATCAGACTTACCAAGATCAATAATATTATCTGAGCCTGGGTACAACGCTCCATCTTCAAGGATTAACTGCTTTTCATTACCAGCATAAAAATTAATTTTGTCAGCATCTTCAAAATCAATCTTGGTTTGGTCATCCTCACCAATCTTAATATCAGTTGCTAAAAGTGAAGTAATGCCTGTTTGTGCTGCATCTACACTTAATGTATTAGTGCTAAGACTAACGCCTGTACCAGCAACAAAAGATGTAGCTGACATAGGTATATTAGAAAGTGTATTGTTAGACGCATTAATTGTTTTATTAGTTAATGTATCTGTAGAAACAAGAGATACTAAAGTAGAACTACTTCCAGCAGGGAGTAACATTGTATTGGTAACTGCTGCTGAATGTGGTTGAGCTTGAAGTATTTGACCATGACTATTGTTTTCACAATTAAGCTGGATAGCTCCAGCATTAGAGTTACCTCTAACTGTTACATGGCCTGTCCCTTTAGCCTCAAGATCTAAATCAATATTAGAGTCACCACCTGTAGCTGATAACTTAGGTGGGTTGCCAGTTGCAGCATTAGTAATATCAAATTGGTTAACTGCTGAACTGGTAGTCTGAAATATTATTTGCTCATTGCCATTTTCATCACCTATAAAATGAGCATCATCAACTAAAATATTATGGCTATTAGTATCTAAATTCCCACCTAACTGAGGTGAAGTATCCTCAACTACATTACTTATTGCTCCAGAAGTAGCTAATCCTGATACTAATGTACTTCTAGTTATTTTCTTTAAACCGCCTCCAGAAGTATCTACTGCAAGTAATACGTCATCACTTGCAACTGATGATATTTCAGATAAAGAACCAACTGCTATCGAATTAAAATTAGTACCATCTGCAACTAATAAATTACCTGCAGTATTAGTACCCATTGTAATGTCGTCACCTGTTACAGTGAGATCACCTGCAATAGTTACATTTTGAGAAGCATCAATAGTTAAAGCAGTTGTTCCTCCAGTAGCTATTGTAATTACATCAGAACCACTAAATGTAATAGAAGTATTACTGTCTGCATCTCCTGCAATGCTATCTAACTGAACAGCACCTACGTTACTTAGTGCAGCATCCCCAAAGTCTACTGCTCCTGCAACTGTTAACGTACCTGAAATATCTACGTTACCATTCATGTCAATGGTCGTAGCATTAATTTCTATTTCTGTATCTGAAACTAAATCAAGAACCCCATCAGCACTTTGATGAATGTAAGTTCCTGAGTCTCCAAACTGAAATTGTCGAGTGCTATTAAGTAGGATACCTGTGTCAGCTACATGAGTAAGTGTAGTGTCTTGGTCAGCCCCTAAATTAATAACAGCACCATCAGCCAAGAACAAATCACTAAACTCTAAAGAAGAAGTACCCAGTGCTGCTCCATCACTAGCATCAGGAACAAAAGCTGTATTAGCAGTAATTGTTGTCCCTACAATAGTTGAAGCAGAAGCTGCTCCAATAGTTGCTCCATCTACACTACCACCATTTATATCGGCTGTATCAGCAACTAAAGCATCTGTAGTAACAGTGCCATCAAAAAAAGCATCTTTAAATTCTAAGGAGCTAGTTCCAAGATCAATGTCATTATCTGTAACAGGAACAATAGCTCCATCCTGTACCCTTATTTGTTCTACAGCACTACTAGATACCTGGACATAAAAGCCCCATCTATTATTAGTACTATCTGCTTCAATCTTATTAAGAAAATCTAAATCACCAATTCTAAAGATACTGCCGCCTTGTGCAGAACTACCGTCATGCCTATGTCCTGTAGCAGAAGCATCACTAGATGAATAAGCAAACGCATTTAGTAATTGGTTATATTCATTATTAAATAGAGCGGCTGTAATTGTATCGCCATCAGAAATTGAACTTTGTCTTGTATATGAATAGGCCATTTATTTATTTCCTTCCTGCTGGCATATAATCTATGTAAAAGCCATTAATGGAATAAGGAGATCTTTGATCATCACTTTTAAGTCTAAAAGCTACTGTATTACCTGTTCCTTCTACTGTTTGCCTAACTAATGGGTTTTCTGCTGCTCCAAATTCTGCATCTCCAAAAGTAGCGTTACCAAAAGTAGCAGGTAAAGGTATTTGAGTTAACGTATAAGCTGGAGGTTGTGGCGTAGTAGTACTTTCAAAATCATACTTTACTTGAAGTTCTGGCTGTGCAGTTCCTTCAGGAGTAACTGATATTTTTACATACTTAATAGTTTTTCTAGTGCCTATATCTCCAAAATCTAAATCAGGCGTATAGTATTGAGCTTCTACATTAGAAGCACTACCAGCAGGATTGAATACATTACCTGTATCATGGTTGTATACATATCCTGAATTATCTCCATGATATAACTGTTCTACCCCATCTTTATCTAAACCAGAAGCAAATCCAGTTGCTTGTATTCCTTTAGTTTCAGACCATTCAAATCCATTGGGAGTAAGCGTACCTATAACACCTTTAGAAACAGCAGAGCTTTGACTTAAGTTTGTATAAAATAACCTATACTGAGATTTACTTCTTAATACACCACTACTAATAACAAAGTTATTTATACCATTTGCAATAACAGTAGTAATTTTTTGAATCTGTCTGCTAACAGAACTTAACTCTACGTCACCAATTCTAGCTGTACCTGCTATAGTACGAACACCATCAGGACTAAGAAATAAAAGATCACCTCCTATTTCTTGAATACTATTTCCATCTAAACAGCCTACATTTCTTGTAATTGGCACAACTGCAATATTAGAACTGTCACTAATATTAATCAGTTTAAAAATACTGTTTTTACAAAATATGATTAAATCACTACGGAAACTAGCAAGCCCTACAACAGCATCTGTTAGTTGTATGCTTCCTGCTCCTGACCCGCTAAAAGAATCAGGATCTAAACTAGAACTATAATAAACTGTGTTCTTAGCTGTAGGCGCACCCCCTACAACAAAATGATTTTCATGGATAGCACCTACAGTAGGAGCAGTTGTACTATCTACTGTTATTTCACCTGCAAAAAAAGTTCTGTCTGCTAAAGCACCTGTTCCTGTCATTTTAAAAAAGAAAGGTTTATTAGCTCCGTCACAAATTAATACTTCACCATAGTCAGTAGTACCTTCAAATAAAGCAAAGCTAGTTTGCCCTTGACTAGTTCTAGCATCATTAGAACGACCAGTAAAAGTACTGTAGTTATCTCCGCTTCCAGAAACACTAGCTTTATTTACTTGTAACCAACTTGTTCCATCCTGACTAAAAAATATACCTTCACCTGAACAAGCAACTACGCCATCTGCATAGACAAACATTCCTAAAATTCTGTTACTGGAATTAGGTCTAGCTGCAGAACCTCCACCAAATAAAGTAAAACCATTGATGCGCCTGTAGCCACCATCAGGATCTACTTCAAAGTTAAGTAACTCTGTTGCTAATCCAGGCTGTGCCATAATTTCAAGTTGGTTTAAATTTACATTCAAACCTCCTCGACATGAAAGAGCAAAAGGCTGGGACATCAGACAAACCTTATGCGGTCATCTTTGAAATAACCTGGAGCAGATTCCATAAGATTTAACTTCATCAAACGTAATCCTCTTTTATAATCTTCTGCTGCAAAGGCTGCTGACTGAGGATTTTCTTTAAATTGATGAATGTAGTATCTAGCTCTAGCTAGTAAAACAGGTTTATAAATATTAGGAAATACTAACTGATCTCCATGTGCAGATAGTTCAGTAGGTAAGTCATAAGCATAAAACCAAATACGGTAGACTTGATCTGGAATAGGGCTTAACCCAAACTTTCTAAGATCAGGACTTTTAATAACTCTGTTAGGAACTCCATAGTTCTGAGTATCTGCATCATCTTTATTTTGAGAAACTCTAAAGTAATCTTTCCATTCTTCAGTAGTAGTAAAACGTAAGTTTCTTACTGTGTAAGGAGCAGATTCTCCTGATACACCTACTGTAGTAAGTAAAAAATTATCCCAATCTATAGAACCATAGTC